TCGGGGAAGACCTGACTGATGCGATCGGTATAGGCGATCTGCTGCTGCAACACCTGTCCCAGCATCATGGCATCGCGGTCGCGAGAGCCCGTGCCGAGCCCGGTGTTGATCGTCAGGTTCGCTTCCGGGTTCCACTGCGACGGATCGACCATCGCGGGCTTGCCCTTGACCATTACCGCACGCGGCGGCGCTTTGTGCCGGACCAGCAGGCGAAGTAGCTTCCGTCCGACCTTCACCCAGCCCAGTTCGGCCATGTCGCGAGCGATCAATTCGGGGTGCGACCGGCTCGCGTCGGTTGCGTTCTGGTTCGCGGTGGCCGATTGGTTCTGCAGCGTCTCTGGATCGAGCGCCATGGTTTGCGCGGTGACACCAGTACGCTTGGCCGATTCCTCGTCCATGTACTGGATACCGGCGAGCGCCTTGTCACCGATGTACTCGCGTTCGAGCGGCGTAATGGTCGTGCCCGTCTTGGCGAAGATTGGCTGACCAAAGGTGGCGTCAACCAAGCCTTCCGGCGAATGCAAACCGGGTCCGGTGACAACCGGCTGCGGGTTGTTGATCCAATAGATGTTGTTGAGGAACTGGCGCTTCAGGACCGTCTTCACGTCCTGAATGTCGAGCGTCTTGTCGCTGACCGACTCGCCGTTCCACCGATGCGGGACTGGGCTGCACGGGATGTTGTCGAACGGGTCTTCGTCTTCCCACACTTCCCAATCGAGCATCTTGCCGTTCTGGCCGCCGGCAATGCAGACGCGCAGCAATTCCGCTACGCCGTCGCCATCCACATCGATCTGCGGATAGCATTCGAAGTAGTCGACGAGCTCCATGCTCTTGTCGGTCGCCTGCGCAGTGACGAACGCGCGACGGGCCTGTTCCTCAGGCGTGGCGTTGCGGATGGCCTCGGGGACGGACCATACATCGTCCTTGTCATAGCCCATCAACAGCAACTCGGAGCGCGTCTTGCGCTGCCAGTGCGCCTTGAACGCGGCATCCGCCAGGTTCGTGGCGTCGGAGTCGATCAGGAACTCCTCGGTCGGGATGACCTCGACACAGACGCGCCCGTCAGCCTTTTTGCGGCGCGACTTGATGTCGTAAACCTTGGTATCGACGGGTTGCGCCGTCAACGGATCGATGCGCGGCTCGGTACGGCTCGACTGCGCCAGAACGTCCACGTTCTCGTCCGACGCATGAAGCGCCAACTGGTCTTCCGTCAGCCCCTCCGTGAAACGTGCTGGACCATAAACCGGCGTGTCGTCCCAATAGGTTTTGACGATAGCATCGGCGTGCAACAGCGCGTCCCAGGTCGCATCGCGGACAACGCCGTAACCGTCATTGTCTTTCCAGAAAACATCGTTGAGCGCATGCGTGCGGCGCTCGGCTTCAGCAACGATGGCGTCCATGTATTTCGCCATAGCGGTGCTATCGCCACTTGCAGCGATGGCCTGGAACTGCGGATCGTCCTCGCTGATGTCCGGCAGCACCACGAACATGCGCCCGGATGCCGTGAAAATCCGCATGAGCTGCGGCAGCATCCAGCCGATGGTGTCGGCGACATCACGCGAAACCACCTTCGAACGGTTCTCCTCGGGCGGGACGTACTTGTCCATATTGGCGAAGTAGTAGTTGATCGCCTTGTCGCGCGCTTCCTTGCGGCCGCCCTTATCGGAGAAGCTCGTCTTGGCAAGCGTAACCTGCTGCCAGACGATGGCTTCGATGTCGTTGTCGCTGAGCGCCCTAGCCACTACACGAACGCCTTTGCGTTGAACTTGGGCCGCGTGAACGCTTTCGGCTCTGTCTCCGCAAAGCGCAGCATCATCAGGGCGTAGCGAGAGGCTGACAGCACGTCGTCACGCTCCTTCACGATCTTGCCATCCTTGCGATGGTAGAGGCGGCGTTCTTCCAGCCATTCGGTGCAGGTCGAGAACACTTTCCACCGGCCCGTCAGCATGCGGTCGAGCATTTCGGCAATGCCGGCCTCGACACCATTGCCGCCCTCTTCCCATTCCGCGCGCTCGGGCAGCATGTTGAGCCCTTGCGTGCGATACTGAGCGGCAAGCTGTTCGCCTGAGCCCTTGTCGTGTTGCAGGCCATCATGCGGCCATGCCCACGGAATCCAGTCGCCCCAAGGCTTCACGGCAGCGGCATGAATGACCGGGGTTGCCTCGCGCTTGCGATAGTTGGCAGTGAGGTAAACCACGTCATTGTCGCGGTCCCAGGCGAGCCTGGTCGCGCCGAACGGATGGTCGTAACCGAAGTCCATGCCGCCGATCTGCGGCCAGATGGCTGGAATGCTGATCGGCTCGACAATGATTTCTTCCTCCAGAACGGGGAAGATCAGGCCCGAGCCAAGCGATGGAATGCCCTTGGTGCGCGCTTCCCGCTCGTGCGGGGGATAGCTTGCGATGATCTTGGCCCGTTCCTCGGGCGTGTAGTGCTCGGCATCGTCAATGGTCATTGACGTAACGATGCGGTCGGCTGAATCTTCCATCAGGAACCGCGCCACCACGTTGGACATGCCGAGCAACGGCGTGAACGTCACCGCGATCATGCCGCGCGTGGCGTTGGTGCGCGTGATGCCCTCGAAATACACATCTTCGGGCGGTTCTTCATCGAACCAAACGCCGTCAACGGTCGTCGCCTGCCACTTCTGGCGCCCCTGCTCGTAAGCCTTGAGGTAGAGCGAGGATGCGCCGCCCGACACATGCCGAACCGTTACGCTATCGAGAGCGTTGGACACGCCCATGCGCCGTGTCCTAGCCATGAGGCATTCACCGGGGATATAGCCAGTTCCCCATTCTTCTTCGCGATCAGGAGGGCCAAGCAGAAGCCGCTGGACACCATCGCGCGTCAGCTCGTAGCTTTCCGAGCCAGCCAGCCACGTTACCGGCTTGTCGAAGCGTCTGCCCTGCCACCAGTCGGGGTAGCGACCGGTCAGGTGCATCGAGACTTCAGCCGCGCCGGCCACGGTCTTGCCGAGCTGGTTGCCGGCCATGAACAGGCGCTCGCGATGCGTCAGGCCTGCCCGGTGGAACTCCTGTTGCTTGGCGTAAGGCCGATAGTGCTTCAGCCGGTTAGTGCTTAGTCGCTTCGCCTTCTCCGTCTCCAAGCGCGACAGAAGCGCCGAGAGCTGCTCGGAGGAAAGCGATACCGGCGTCGATGTCATCATCGGTGAAGTCATCGAGCTTCTTGGTTACATCCGCTGTCATGGCGAGCGGCTTGCCCCAGCCGCGATCAAGGAGTTCCTTGGCAGCGCTCACGCGAACGCGCGGATCTTCGTCGCCAAGCGCCTCGCTAAGCACCTCAAGCGCGCGGTCGGTATGCTCGCGCGCCTTGGCTGCGATGCCTTTTGGACGCCCGCCAGGATTGCCGCTGACGCCAGGCTGAAACTTTCGAGCGTTGGGGATCATTGTCTGTTTGGCGTCTGCTTTGAGACGGCAGTCATCACTTGTTGCGCAGCTTGTTCAGCACGGCGCCTGCGACACGCTTGCCGGCAGCAGCGGAGCCGTATTCCTTGGCAGCGGATGCAGCGATCTTGCTGAAGTTCTTACCGGGCTTGCCGATGTCCTTGCCCTTTGAGGCGGACTTGGCGGAGTAGGATTTGGTGGCCATGTCAGCACGGCTTTCCGGGCTTGGATGGCTTCATGGGTTTCTTCTTGGATTTGGCCATTCGGATTCTCCAAACGAAAAAACCCCGCGCGGTTTCCCGGCGAGGTCATCGGCGCAAAGCGCCTTCTTAGGCTTTTATGCGCTGATCCTACGCCGGTCGTCAAGCGGGCGTTGATGCTTGCGCATAGAAGGTTTGATCGACCTGCGACAGCACCCCGTCAACAGACTCGATGAAGGCTCGCTCGGGCCCGTACCACCCATCCTTGCCCTTATCGAGCGCGGTGCGGACCTTCCGCCAATCCTCAATGGTCATTGTGACGGTTAGGGTCGCCTCCATCTTGTCGGGCTCTGCGATGCGAAAACGCGCGATGGCCATGGTCATGCTCCTTCGGAAATGCGTTGATCAGCTAGTTTGAGGTGCGCCGCCAGCTTGTCCACGATGCGCCGGAACTCCACCGTGGCTTTGCTGATCTGCTGGCTGTTGGCCCTGCGGACGTTGAGCGTCCATCGGGCGTAGGCTGTCGGGCCCCACTCCCCGATGATGACGAACTGGAGCTTGCGCATTTCGACGCGGGACATGTGGGAGGCGATCCTGTCCCACCTGATACGAGAATCCACGCCGCGCTCGAATGAGGCATCGGGATTGGCCCAGCCGCCGTCCACGGGCTCTACGCTTGGATCCACGGCACGAGCACCGCCGATCTGGCCAGTCTCGTAGAGCGTGCGGAAGGTCTCGCAGGCTTTGAGCCGTGCTTCCCTGCCCTCGGCCTTGGGATGGCCGAAGAACCGATGCGCGCCGCCAACCAGGCTCACGAGGTTCACCTGTGCCCTGACTACCCCGGCATAGGGCGATGCTGTCTGCAACTCGTGGACGAACTGCGCATAGGTGACGAGCGGGTTGTCTACGCGGCGCTCTTCGAGTTCGACTTGTGATGCACCCATGATCGTTTCCCCCGATCTAGCGTTTACGTATCCTGTCCCGGCTTGACCGAGCTGTGAGGTTGACCGGTGGCCTTGATCGCGCGGATGGTCGAGCGCAGCTTGTCCACGGCCTTGATGGTGTCGTTGCTGAGCAACCCACCATTGCCGCCCATCCAGATTTGGCCGATGAGCTGGCCGCTGTCGTCCATGGTGACGGAGTCGACCACGACTTGGGCATCAGCTATCAGCGACGCAAGCTTTTCGGCCTCGCTCATGCTGCGCTTGGGGTCGTGATCGGGGAGGGTCATGGCATATGCCCTCCGGCCGCGAGTAAGAGCCCGACCCACGCGCATTTGCAGAGGATGTGGATAAGCTGGTCCGTGTTGTAGCCAAACCAGTTCCTGCATTTCGCCCAATCCGTCGCGAAATGAACCACGAACTCAGCGCCTCCGAGCACCCAACTGCCGGTAATCAGTTGCACCGCAACGGCCTGGATGAGCGCGTGCGAGGTGAGCGCCAAGGGCCAGATGTGTTCCAGCATTTCGCGCGAGTATCGATCGGCCTCGACCGGCTTGCGCAGCCCGGCAGACGGATCGAAGATCAGCGTCGGGTTCTTGGCCTTCGAAAGCCAATCACCCTGCAGCGGGTAGTCGCATACGGCATGTGCCGCGAGCAAATAGACCAAGATCGATCCCATCACATCACCTGCTCTCTGGCGCGGGAGAGGTTGGTCCGCGCCCGGTCGACGATTGAAGCTGGAAAGTGCTTGTGCTCAACGAACGCCTTGACCGGCTCGGTGAGCTTCACGCATTCGGCGAACAGCTCGGGCTCGATGTATTTCGACACATCCACCAGGCCATCAGTCGGGTCCGACCGCGTAGCGCCTTCTTTATGCGATATAGAAGTAGATAGCTTGCGACCGGCTTGAGCTAGAGCATTGTTTTTCTTCGCAGTAGCTCGAATTTCGGCGGATTTAATTCCACCTTTCGCTCCTTTTTCAGCCGCTTCTTCCGAGATTTTTCTGCCGATCTCAATCTCCTCCTCGGCACGGAAGTTGACGAGGTACCCATCGACGACGTGGATTTTACCGAGGTCGATGAGCCGCTTACGGATGGCATTCCACTTCCGCACTGAGCAGTTGCAGACGCCGGCGATATACCGCGGCTCGTCGGGGATCGGGCCGTAACGGACGTACATCAGATCGAGGACAAGGCTGTACGCGCCCTTCTCCTCGAGCGTCATACCCACGGTGCCGGCAATGAAGCGGTCAGGGAAGCGGCGATACCAGGGGAGCGTCATCGAGCCCCCCGAAGTCGCTCAACCCACTCCATGAGTGTCGCGTCGCTCTTGGACAGATTGCAAACCGAACACGCCACTACGATGTTCGAGGCTTCATTCGAGCCGCCCCGAGACACTGGGAAAAGATGGTCGAAATGGAATGGTCCCTCGACGGACCCACAATATGAGCATCGGTGCCCGTCCCTCGCCGCGACCTCGGCTTTGACGGCCATCGGAATGGGGACGCGGGCCGACCGTCTGCTGTAGTGGACAATGCTTTCGTCTCGCAGACGAAGCCTGCCCTTAACCACCACGAAGTGGTGGAGCATCATGTCTTCGATCCCGGCCCACTCGTCCGCGGAGCATCCCGTGACCCTGAAGAACGCCTCCTTGTCATCGAATGGGATAGATAAGTCGGGGACGCGGTTGGAGTAGAACCCGAAAGTCCCCGCAGTTGCTATGCACCATACTATGCGCGCGAACACTCCGAACTCGCCAGGTCGCATGTAGAGGTACTGAGCGCCGACGAAGGACACGGACACGTCCTGGACGCTTGGCCATTCGATCTCAGGCATCAGAACCTCGCCAGGAGCTCGGGGTGAATTTGAACCACGGAAGGCTCACGAGGACTGCCTCATCCGCTGCTCGTGCATCCTGACGCCGTGCAGCACCGTTGTATGGTCCCTGCCGCCGAAGCGTCGGCCGATCTCGGGCAGCGATAACGTGGTCTCGTGCCGGCAGCGATAGAAAGCTTCGTGCCGAGCGACGGCTACCGGACGGTCACGCCTGGCGGACAGAAGATCGGTCACGGACACGCCATGCTTTGCCGCGACTTGCCGGGCGATCTGTTTCCACTGGGGTGTAAAGAGCCCAGGAATTACGACATTGCCGTTGTCGTCGAGCGGCTCGATCACTCGCAGGAATAGCCGGTGCGATGGCTTAGACGGCGCCAGAAGGCGGCGTGCGTCGAATGGAGAAAGCGGGCGCGGCGACTTCGGCTTCGGAGCGGGCGCGGAGCCATTGAATAGCCGTTGCCGGCGCGCAATCGAGGCAGCGCGATCAAGCAACTCCAGCGCGCCCCTATTGTCCGGTCTCATCGAGTCTATGGACATGGGTTAGGCAGCCTCTCGCTTGGGCCAATCGGACTCGCGCTCGAGTTGGCGGCGACAGGGCGGAATCCACATGAGCCGCGTACCGGCCTGGTGCTCTTTCCACACGAGCCAGCAATAGCTCGTGGCGGTCGAGGCCTCGGGGTCGTAGCGGCCTTTGACCATCGGCACACGCTCGCTGAACTGCGCCACGATCGATGGCGGGTTCTTGCTGAACAGGCCCTCGTACCGACCGACACCTTCCAGGAACGAGGTGCGGACGAGGAATGCGAAGCCGTGGTTAGCGATCTTCGACGCTCGGTCGATGAACTGCTCCGCCAGCCGGAAAGGCGGATTGCTGACGATCCAGTGGATCGTCTTGCCGAACAGCGCATCGGGCTTGTAGCCCATCAGGAAGTCGTGCTGGATGGTACCGCCAAGGCCATAGTCGTTGATGTCACTGGTCACGACATCGCCGAAATACTCACCGAGCGGACCGGCCATGAAGCCGCGATTGGCCGCCGGTTCCCACACCCGCAGATCAGGAAGCCAGGTCTTCGGGATTTGGTCGCCCAACACATGCATCATGAGCGCCCGCGTCGCCCAGGGCGGCGTCGGGAAATCATCAAGGCTATCGTGCGGCTCGGCGCGCTGCGCCATGACGGCGTGCGAGGTGTTCTGCGTCACCGTCCCTCTCCCTTCTTGTCCGCCCGCGTCACTGCACGCTCACGAGCTGCTTCACGCTGCTCCGGTGTCAGCCAGGCGGTTTCTGCTCTGAGCCGTGCTGTCATGGCCTCGCGTGCCGCCCTCGCCTTCACGTTCTCGGCTTTGGTTGCCACGACGTGACGGACGACGACGTGCGGAAGCGGCTGCGGTTCGCGCTGAAAGATCGCAAGCAGGTTCATTCGCCCCATCCCCCATGGTCTATGTATTCAGCGCCGCGCCCGGTTTAGGCGCGTCAGTATCCCTCGGCGAGGAAGCGCGCTTGCAAGTGAAGCGGCCTTCCCTGCCCAGCGCGTATTTCGGCCATGAGCATTTGTGCCCGGCCGCGCTTGACGCTCATTGTCCGCCAGCCTTTGGTTGGATGAAGCTGGCCAGTCACGTCGCCGATGGTTGGCATCGTCTCATTGAAGGCTTCCAGCACTGTGCCCTTGGCTTTCGTGCCGCCCTCGCCGAAGTTGCGCTGACGCGGGTTCATCGGCACGCGGATCAGTCCCGTCTGCGAAAGCGGTCGCAGCCCCTTGCGGTGTCTGGTCACGCCGCTTTCTCCGGAGTAATATCTTCCGGAAGAGCAACGCGCGTCGGCTGGAATACCGCTCGGTTGGCCCACATGAAGGCTTCCTGCACGCCGGTGATGGCCAAAGACACCATCCGCTGATCGCAACCGGGGTTGTAGCGCATAGCGTCGAGCTGGCGAAGCACGCGCTCCTCCAGCACCTTGTTCTCGTTGACGAGCGCGACCTTCTCGTCGCTCTGGTTCGTGTAGCCTCGTACCGATTCCATAGTTCAGTCCTTCCTTGGTTGAAGCTCAGTGGGGTTTCGCCTGGTGAGCATGAAGATGATCAGCCCGGTATCGACTGCGGCGATGATGAGGATGCCGACGAGGGTCATGGTCATGGATCAGCCCTCTCGTCCTTGATTTCCGGCGCCAGCGTCACCGCCGCCTGCTGATACTGGGCCGCTCGCTGGTACAAGAGCCGCGCGTATCGCATCCACTTGCGGGCGGTAGAAATCCGCCTCCGGTCCGTAGAGGAGCGCATGGAGGCTATTCGCCAACTGAGCCAAGTCCCGATATTCATTCCGTGCCTCTTCGGTCAGAGCATCGATGTCGCGCGCCTCCTCCGCTCGGAGGCTGACTCCCTGCTCGGCGTTGTATACGGCGCGCACGCGGCGAGCTGTCCAGGTGCAGAGGAGCTTGGCGAGTTCGCGCAAACGCCCCTTGTGATTGAGGTTCGGCCACTTCATTGCGGCGAACGTGCGCAAGTCGGTAGCGGCGATCATTTCGCGATCCTTGGCTGACGTTTCCAAGATTTCGGCCTTTCAGGTGTGTCACGGTTCCGGTCGTTGGAACGTGACTCCACGAAAGGACGATGGTGATGAAGCGGATTGGGCCTGTCGCCGCCAAGCTTGTGCGCAATCCGATTGAGTTGGTGGCTGCGGCCAATCAAAGCGCAGCACGAATTGTCGGCGAGCCGGTGCGGCCGGGAGGCGCAGCGACCAGCTCGCCAGGTGCCGTCGAGGCACCGAGGCTCAATTCCGGGGCAGCCGGAACGAGCAACGCGATAGAAAGCGCCGGACCCGAAGGCCCGGCCAGTGACGGGGCGCGTGGAGGTCGTAGCGCGCCCATGCTGGGGGGAGGAGATCCCGGCAAGCTGAAACTCGTGGTCAATACCGGCTGGCGCAGCGTTCCCCGCCACAACGGAGATTCCCCCGCTCCGACGCTGCGCCGCCCTGTGTTGACTGTGGTGGAGGGCGACCGGCATCACGCGGCCTCGCGGTTCTGATGCAAGTCGAGCAGTTCGACGATCTCGGCTTCACGCTCCGGCGCGAGCTTGATCAGCTTCTTGGCAATGGCCTGGCGCTCGACGAGGTTGAGCGAGCGATCGGCCATGTTGGCCCGGATGATGTCGGGCAGGATTTCGGCATCGGCGCCGGCGTATTCAAACACCGGGTATTCGATGCGCAGCTCGCGGGCGATGCTGTAGCGGCTCCAGCCGTCGAGCAGGATGTTGCCCCGCATCAGGATCGGCTTCATCACGCCATTGGCGCGGATGTCGTCTTTGAGGCCGGCGAGATCGGTCCCCCAGCGTTCCGGGAAGCAGCGCTGATATTCGTGGCGGACGACGCCGACCGGGGGCGTGCTCTCGTAGCGGAGAGAGCCCGTGGCAAATGGTACGGCCGAGGAGGAGACTTCCGGCACGCCGGAAATCGCAGCAGCCTCCCCGGCCGTCGGCGCGGACGCCATGCGGGGCTTTTCACCCTCGCTCGCCCCTTCGGGTTCGGAATTGGTACCGACGGGCGGGGCTTGAGTACCCGCTGGCGCCCCCGCTACGCTCCCGGAGGATGCGTGCTCAGCAGCCTTTTGCTGAGGCTCAGGCGGGTAGCTGCGTGGCGCGTCGGCAATGTCCCGCAGGTCTTG